ATATAGGTGGTGAGTCTCATGACGGTGAAGATCCAGCGATTGAAGGAGTAACAGAGGATAAACCGATCGGTTCATATTCAGACGCGTATCATATCTTAACTAGTGACTCGTCTTTTAAGTTTGATGATATTAATGATATCCATCATGCTGATCACATGACACATTTAGGTTCTAGTCAATTTAGAACAGCCGCAAAACAATTATTAGAATATTATTCAATCAATGTCGTGTTATCTGCTAGAACAGATATCTCAGTTGGACAATTAATTAATTTAGACCTTCCTGCAGTAAGACCAGGAGAAGAACATCAAGAACCTGTATTTTTTAGTGGCAATCATCTAATTACAGAGATCATGTGGAACTTAACTCCAAAAGAATGTAATCTTAATATAAGATGCATGAAAGATTCTGTTAACGCAGATATTGAAACGACAAAGATAGAATACGGAGATACAGAAAAGTAATGACTCAATATCAAGGTAAAACAGGTTTCACTTGGTTCACAGGTGTAATCGAAGATAGAAATGATCCATTATTTTTAAATAGAGTTAGGGTCAGAATTTACGGTGCACATTCACACGATAAACAACTGATCGCTACACCTGATCTCCCATGGGCAGAAGTCATGATGCCGACAACATCACCATCTTTATCAGGACTTGGTACAACAACACATGGTCTTGTAGAAGGTTCTACTGTCATGGGGTTTTATCGAGATAACTTAAACATGCAAGATCCTGTAGTCATAGGATCATTCATTGGTATACCTCAAGAATACTATAGAATAGATGAGAGTGTTGATGATGAGGGTACAAGAAATTTTCAACAGATAGTAAGATCAACAGAAGACGGATTCAATGATCCTCGAGTAGATACAAAAGATTCTTTTAAAGGTACACCTGATGGAGAATCACCTAAACATATTAATAGAACTTACGGATTGGATTTAGCATTAGATAAATCTCCTAGACGAGATGGAGAGACAACAGGTGAAATATATCCTAAAAAGTTATATCTCAAAACTTCTGATGTTAATCTGTTAGCTAGAGGAGATGTATCATATCCGAAGATAACTATAGATGATGAAACTTTATTAACTGGAGAAGGTGGGGCTGAAGAAGGTACAAGATTCGAAACAGGTAAAACAAACGGTATGAATAATATTGTTGGTCCAAGAGATGATACAACATATATAAATCCCACATATCCATTCAATCATGTACATGAAACAGAATCAGGTCATATAATTGAATTAGATGATACTCCAGACTTTGAAAGAATACATCTTTATCATAGATCGGGTACAAGAATTGAAATCGCCAACAAGGGAGATTATGTAGAGAAAGTTGTTAGAGACAAATACTCAGTTGTTGTTGGAAATGATTTTGTTAATATTACAGGAGATGTAGTTGTTAATATAGAAGGTAACGCTTATATGAATGTTACAGGAAATACAGAAACAACAGTAGGTGGAGATAGTAAAAGTGTAGTTGCGGGAAATTGTGAAAGTACAATCGGTGGTAATTTTGATGGTACTATTGTGGGTACTTCTGATCTTCTATCTCAAGGTAAGATAACAATTACAGGTAACAATCAAACAGAGATAATATCTGATACAACAATTACAGGTAAACTTCATGTAACAGAAAATGTTACGGCGGCTAAAGATATTACAGCTCAAGGTGAGATTACAGATACGGGTGCTACATTGGCAACTCATACACATACAGAAACAGGAACTAAGACAAAGAAACCTGATTAAAAGACATAAATAGTAATATGGCCCAATTTAATAGTAAAAATAAATCAAGTAGAGTATCTCGAAGGTGGTTTACTGATATCGATATCAATATGACATTGCATCCTCAAACAGGAGATACTATAGTCAAATCAGATATTCTAGCTATCAAGAGATCAGTAAGAAATTTAATATCTACAAACCTATATGAAAGACCGTTCAAACCAAGTTTGGGACTAAATCTTAGAGGTATGTTGTTTGAATTAACAACACAAGATAATATTGTGTTGAAAGATAACATTAAAGCTCTAATCAGTAGTTTTGAACCAAGAGCCAAAATAACAGAGATACTAGTATCAGATGTTGGTAACGATCTTAATGTAACAATGATGTTCACTATTCATAATGATCCGAGTCCACAAGAATTAGATTTAGTATTACAGAGAGTACGATAATAGGAAATAACAATGGCAACAATAAAAAGTTCAAACATTAACATAACAGATTTAGACTTTGAAGATGTATCAACTAGTCTTAAAGAATATCTTAAAGGTCAAGACACTTTAAAAGATTATAATTTTGAAGGATCTAATCTAGCTATTCTAACAGACCTCTTAGCATACGCTGCTCATACATCAGCCTTTAATGCTAACATGGTAGCATCAGAGATGTTCTTAGACACAGCACAGATTAGAAAGAATGTTGTATCAAGAGCTAAAGAATTAGGGTACACACCTTCTTCACGAACAGCAGCTAAAGCTACTTTTGATTTGACAGTAACTAGTCCAACAATTGGTGGGGTTACACCTTCTAACTTAACCATAGGTAGAGGTCATGAATTCACAACAGTATATGACGGAACATCATATACATTTATATCATTAGATAATAAAACAATCACACCTACAGAGGGATCCTTTAAGTTTATTGAGTTAGATGTATATCAAGGTAGATTGACTACTGATATCTATATGTTTGATGGTCAAGTATCTAACCAAAGATTTCCAATGTTAAATAGTAATATAGATACTTCAACTATTTCTATTAATATAACATCTAATAATGTTGTAACAGCTTGGACTCGAGCTGGAGATTTAACTAGTATCACATCTTCTTCAAATGTATGGTATCTCCAGGAAAATGACGAAGGATTGTTTGAAGTATATTTCGGAGATGGTATTATCGGAGCGGGCCCTAAAGACGGAGATCGTATTACTATATCGTATCTTGTGACTGATACTGATCACGCGAACGGAGCTTCTGTCTTCTCCATGGCTACATCAATTAATGGTAATTCAAGTGTAACATTCACAAATACAATCAGTGCTTCAGGTGGTAAAGATATCGAGACTACAGATCAAATTAAATTCTCAGCTTCTAAATTTTATACTTCTCAAAATAGATTAGTAACAGTAGCTGACTACAAAGCTAAACTACAAGACTTATATCCGGGTGCAGACTCAATAGCTGTTTGGGGTGGTGAAGACGCTAGTCCAGTTCAGTATGGTAAAGTATTTGTATCAATCAAACCATCTCAATATTCAAACAATTTAACAACAGCGGAGAAGTCATCATTAAAAACTTCATTAAGTGATCTTAGTGTTCTAACAGTTAGACCAGAGGTTATAGACTCAGAAATATTACAAATATTAATATCTACAAGTTTCAAATATGATCCTACAAAAACTTCTCAGACTAACTCAGCTTTAGCGACATTAGTCAAGGCAGCAATATTATCTTACGATAAAAATAATCTAGCTGGGTTTGATACACTATTCAGACATTCACAATTAATATCTAGTATAGATAATGCTGAACAATCATTACTATCTAATATAACAACTATTAAGTTGAGAAAAAATCATTCAGTTGTAGTTGATGGAACAAAGTCAACAATTAAATTAGACTTTGGGAACAAACTATATAATCCACACACAGATCATAATAAAGTTGGTGGTGGTGTTATAACCTCTACAGGCTTCTTTGAATCTGGAGATACGAAAAATTATTTCTTTGATGATGATGGATCAGGTAATATAAGAAAATATTATGCAGACGAGGCTACAAGAGTGTATGCGGACAATACAGCTGGTACAGTAGACTATGGTACAGGTGTAATAAGTATTAATACATTGACATATAGTTCAACATCAAATACTGATGATTCAATAGATTTCACAATAATTCCAAACTCAAATGATGTCATTTCAGTTAGGAACCAATTGTTGGATATCACTGCTTCTGAGATTTCTGTTACGGGCGTAGCAGATACAGTAGCTAGTGGTGAAACGAGTGCTGGAGTGGGTTATACTACCTCCTCAAGTTACTCTTAAATAATGGTCCATGTATATGCATGGAGTAGAATTCCCGAATTAACGGGTTAAAATAATGCTAATAAGAGGAAACTAAAATGGCAGATAAAAAAATAACCGCGCTTACGGATTTAAGCACAGGAATAGCATCAGCAGATTTGTTGCATGTTATTGATGATCCAGCTGGAACTCCAGTAAATAAAAAGGTCTCAGTTGAGAATGTAACAAAATACCTTCCCAACTTCCTAGCATTTGCACAAGCAGAACAAGCCTTAACAGGTGCTGGTGCTGCAGATGTAACCAGTATGGTAACAGCTTTTACAACTGATACTGATAACTCTGGTAACAACGCAGTAACATTAGCTAATGGTATTGCTGGACAACTAAAAGTTCTTTACACAAAAGTAGAAGCTTCAAGTGGTCAAACAACTGTTGTAACTCCAACCACATTAGCTGGTTACACAACTATTACTTTTGATGCAGTAGGTGACAGTGCTCTTCTGTATTATTCAACACTTGGTTGGGTAATGATTGGTGGAAGCGCTACAATAGCTTAGTAATCTATTATGCCGATATTTCACGATAGAATAGCTGATCAAGTCGAAGAACTTCTTCCTGAATTTTTTCAGGAAGAAGGACCTCGGTTTGTCTCTTTCTTAAAATCTTATTTTGAGTTTTTAGAGAAAGGACAGTTAATCTATAAAGATGCGGCAGACATTGATTACATTGGTTTAGAAGACGGGACAATTGCTGGAGAAGAATTTAATTCAGCTGGTGAGAGAGGTAATCTCTTACAAGAGTCTGGCACATATGCTCCGTCTTCTTTAACCTCTGCTAAATTTAATTATGAAATAGACATTGATTCTGGTGGTATACAAAAGACATCTTTTGAGAAAGATGAATTCGTTGTAGGTTCTACAACAGGTGCTATAGGAAGAATTGATGTTATAGGTACAAGTTCAAACCTTTATATTGAACAATTTTCAGAAGCTCAATTTGACATAGATGAAACTATAGTCGGTAAGACTTCTGCTATGGAAGCTAAAGTAGCTTCTTTCAAAGCTAGTCCTTTACAGGCAGCTAACAATTTATTATCATATGCAGATGTAGATAAAACTTCTGGAGACTTCTTAGAATATTTCAGACGAGACTTCATGCCATTCATTGATAGAGATGTATTGGCCAATAAAAGATTACTACAAAAACACATACACGAATTGTATCTATCAAAAGGTACAAAAGAATCATACGAATTTTTATTTAGAATACTATACGGATTAGAGGCGGAAGTAACCGACCCAAGTTTAAATGTAATTAGACCTTCAGTTTCAGAATTCTCAGAACCAACGGTGATGAGACTCTATGCTGAGAAAGACGCGACAGTATATAAGAGAGGTTTAATACAAAAATTTGAAGGTAATAGAATTATTGCCAAAGCATACATCAACGATTCATCAGGAATGTCTGGAACAAATGATGTTGGTAACGCGTACGAATTAGAATTAGTTACACCATATGTCGGAACATTTAATGTTGGTGATGATGTTGTACTATCAGACAGAGATGGATTTAGAGTAGACCTTGACGCGACTGTTCGAGGTGTAATGACAGACATTGATCCAACTGAATCAAGTATTTATGTTGGTATAGAAGACGGACAGGCTGGTGACTTAGAAGACATTATAAGATTAGAATCAGCTGACTCAATTTATATTGTAGATCATAATGGTGACAACATCTTAATGGAAGATGGAGATGACCTAATATTTGAACATGCGTTGGGTGGTCAATATTATCAAGCTCAAGCTTTTGAATTAGAAACAGGTACAGGAGTTGGTATATTATTATCAGAAGAATCGGTATACGATATTAATGATATTCTAGTTACTGATTACGCACTGATACACGAAAATACAGATATCTATCCTGATTATCCTGGAGGTCCTGCTACTCGAACAATGGGTGGTGGAATGTATACAGAACAAGCATCATTAGGATCATTGTATTCAGAGTCAGAAACATTTAATTATAATTCACCAGCTGGAGGAACAGCTTCTCAATCACTTAATGTTATTGGGTCGATTGGTCGTGGTGGTATAACAGACATTATTATAGATGACGCTGGTACAAGTTATACAGAGAATGATGAGATGGTATTCATCAATACAGGCACAGGTGGTCAAAACGGTGAAGCTCGAGTATCAGTATCAGACGGATTAATAGAATTAGAAAATGAAACAACTCCTGGTGTATTTACATATACAGGTGACGGATCAAATAAAGTATTTCAAGGTAGAGGTAACGATGGTCCATTAACATTAGGTTTCGATCCAAGAAAAGTAGAAGTATATGTAGCCGGAACAGAATTAACAAGAGAGACAGAATTCACAACTGATCAAGCCGGAACTAAAGTTACAATTACAACAGCACCGGCTAACAATGCCTTGGTAGAAATACATCAAGCATTCAGAGGACTTCTATTAGAAAGTCCACTCAGACCAGAACAATCAAACGGAGCTATTCCTGATTACTACATTTCAAATGAAGCTTCAGGTGCTATAAGAAAGATTCAAATAACAAGTCCGGGAATGCATTATCAATCATTGCCGAAAGTATTCATGGGTGGTTATGTTTACTATGACGCTATGACTACGGGCACAAGCTTTACGACAGGTGAAGTATTAACTTCAACAAATAGTAAAACATTTATAGTAGCCAATCACGATACTGAAAAGAAAAGAATTTTAGTTTATAAGAGATCAACAGATGCATCAGGAGTTCCAACAGGTACAGTAACGGGTGGCACTTCCAATTCGGTATGTACAATACAATCTCATACAGTTACAGCGGGTAGTGGGGCTAAGCTATGGGCATATGGTGATGAGATCGGTTCAATCAAAAAATTAAAGATGCAAGTAACTGGTCATGACTTTGTTCAAGGTGGTATCGGTAATTATAAACAGAACGCGATTATCAAAGATATGTCAGCTACCGTAATAGTTAATACGACAATCACAGCTAATCTTACAGGTGCCACAGCAACTATATCTACCTTTAATGGTGATTTAAACTTACTTGTTTTAAAAGATGTTAGAGGTATATTCAATGACGGAGATTATTGTACAACTAGTGACAATAAGAACTTCGTAATTGGCAAAATAAATCCAGCCACAGCTAGAGGTAAGTTAGGTTCTACAGCATTACTTGACGGAAACTATACGAATGATACAGGTTTCCCTTCTGTAATTTCACAAAGAATACATGACAGTAAACAATATCAAGATTTCTCATATCTAATTAAAGTGGGTAAGAGTATTAATGAATACAGAAGTTTAGTTAAATCATTATTATCTCCAGCAGGAACAATATTCTTCGGAGAAGTATCCATCAGAAATACAGTTGATGCTAAGGCTGATGTTTACAATGCTACCTTTGATGGAACAAAGACAACGAGATCATTTATACCAACCTTAATTATTGGTTCAAGAACAGACACAGCTGATCTAATCCAAGAAGACGGAACAGTACCAGGTGGTATTCAAGGATTAAACCAATTAACATTGACGGGTACAGGAGCCGCGGGTGTTTACGCAGGTGTAACTCCTCAAGTACCTTCAGGTGGTTCAGGTCTTGAGATATCAATTCAAGTTAATGCTAACAATACTTCTTATCAAAATATTGTAATTACCAATAGAGGTACAGGATATACAGCTGGAGAAACAGTTACTATCATACAATCAATGGTCGGTGGTAGTGGTGATACAGTATTCGCTACTTTTGAAATAGAATCAGTAGGATCTCCTTATGAAGGACCAAGTAATGAAACATTTACTGGTACCACATTGGGTATTGGTAGATTCGCATTAGAGACAGAAGAAGGTATTGTAACAACTGAAAGATTCTTAGCTGTAACAAATTCAACAGTTAGAGATCAAGCATCAGGAATATTATATTCAACAGTACCAGATGAACCAGCCGGAGCTCAAGGTTATGTAATAGGTGAAACGATAACACCGACAACTAGAGACTTCACTAAGAGACAACTCATGGCTGAGGTTTCTCCGAAAGGACATAGAGTACATAAAGAATTAGATATATCTCCACATTGGAATCAACATAAGATATATTATACAACATTAAATAATGCATTAGCGGTAGGAACAAGAGTAAGAGGGGCTACTTCTGTTGCTTTAGGTATTGTGATGCAACATGACACAACAAACAAATTCATTATTGTTCATAGAGATATTAAAGATTGGGGTAAAGCAGCATCACAATTCTCTGGAACAGAAATTATACAAAACATAACCGCTTCTACAAACTACTTTACAGGAACATCAATAGAACTTCATTGGACACCAGAAGTAATACCTTCTAAACAAGAACCAACTACTATCACAGCAGATACAACATTACTAGCTACTAATCAAAAAACAAACGCTGAAGGTGGTGGAGATGATTATGTAGTAGGTGAATCAGGATTTGGTGGAAGAGGTAGAAAACTTACAGCGAACGATCCAAACGAAACATACGATTCAGAGATGAGACAAAGAAAAGTCAATATAATATCATCTCCGATATTTACACAATCAGCAACACAACGAGGAAGAACATTCTCAGCTGGTGTGAAACAGACACGAGCATTAAACATACAAAACTCAAGAACAACTGGTTCTAATACTACAGCTAATAATAGTAATGGATCAGCATTGAGAATAGATTCAGCTTTTAATACACATGACGGTAGTAATATCAGTTTTGGACATAGACCAGCTGGACAAAAATTATACGAAACAACAAATTTTCTTATAGAGACATTGATTACAGAAGATGGTTCACGATTAACTCATGAACCAGATAATGGACAATGTTTAGGAGAAAGTTTCTCTCAAAGTGGAGCTATCATTTTAGAAGATGATACTGATCTACTTTGGGAAGACGCGACAACAGTAGATGAAACGATTTACTTTGTCTCAGAGGAATCAAGTCAGAATGTATCATACAATCTGATTGGAGAGAGTGGTGAGAGACTAATTGATGAAACAGATAGTTTACCACTACTCAAAGAAGATGCACTTATGATCGGTCAGAAAGAATCAAATCAAGTAGGACCAACTTTAAGTGACTTAGGATTTATGATGTTTAGTGAGAACTATACAATCATGAAGAAAGTACAACAAGAAGGTAATACTGATGACATAATGTTAGAGACTGGAGAGCATATGCTTCAAGAGTCTCCGTCAGAAGGTATAAAGATTAGTGATATAAGTAGTATATATCCAGGTAGATTTGTACATACATTGGAAAGAGATTTAGGTCGAAAGACAAATTTAACTCATTCAGCTGTAGTTCAAACAGGATAACTGATATAAATAACTAGTACAACAAATTAATATTAAATTAGGGTAATAACAATGGCAGCAATAATAACTGAAAAATTTCGTTTGAACAACGCGAAACAATTTGTCGAAGATATGACAGAAGGGACTTCAAAATCCTATATGTTTGTCGGCAGAGGACATTCGTGGACAGACGATTCAACACCGCCAACTCCCGTAGACAACCCGAATGATGAATATGATGCTTATCGTAATATGATAGCTTTAAAGGCTATAACGAGTTCAGACATTTCACATGCGATTGTAAGACGAGATTGGACAAGCGGAACAACTTATGACGAGTATCGTCACAACTATTCATCAGCAAATACATCATCTAGCTCAGCAACTTCTATTTGGAGTTCTTTGTATTATGTCGTAACTGATGACTACAATGTATACAAATGTTTATCGAATGGTACAGCTGACGGGACAGCAGCAAATGCATCAACAGTAAAACCAGATCATACAACTGTAGCAACTCCAACAGAGTCAGATCAATATCAATGGAAATATATGTATTCCATATCAGCATCAGATGTAATTAAATTCGTAACTAACGATTTTCTTCCAATAAAAACTATGGGTGCTAAATTAGCAGTTCATGGTGGTGTATCTAATGCAGCCGGCGATAATGATGGTAGATTAGGAGACGCGGCTACAGATGACGGATCAGCACAATGGGATGTTGAGAACGGAGCAGTAGACGGATCTCTTGATAAAGTCAGAGTAATCGCAGCAGGTTCTGGATATACAGCATCAACAACAACAGCGAATATAGTAATTCGTGGTGATGGTACTAGTGGTGTAGCCACAGTAGTCACAAACGGATCAGGTGGTGTTTCATCATGTTCTATTACTACAGCAGGTTCTGGATATACAACAGCTTATTTAGCTAACGAAGATATTCCTGGATTTGATAATGCTAGTCAGAGAGCTGATGGTACAAATGTATCAGCGAATATCGAATTCATCATTGCTCCAAAGAATGGTCATGGAGCGGATCCAATTACTGAATTGGGTGCTAACTATGTAATTCTTAATTCAAGATTAGAGTACGCAGAAGGTTCAGGTGACTTCCCAACTGATAACGATTTCAGACAAATTGGTGTAGTTGTGAATCCAACAGATGCTGGTGGCAACACGCTTTGTACAGCGACAACAAGAACAGCATACAAGAAAATGACTTTTGTGTCAGGTGGATTTGCTGCTCCAACAGTAGATACAATTATCAGGAACGCTTCAACAGAAGAAGAAACCTCAGCAGCAGGTGTTGTAGTATCAGTAGATTCAACAAATAGAATCATCTCTTACTTACCATATCCTAATGAAGCTGGTGGTATCATAGCTTTCGCTAATGGTAATACTATTTACTCAGCGACAAGTACGAATCACGGAACATTGGCGGCTTCATCTGCAATAACAGCAGAAGAAGTTCAACGACATTCAGGTGACATCATTTATCTAGAAAATAGAAGTGCTGTTTCAAGAGCGTCTGATCAGATTGAAGATATTAAATTAATAGTAGAAATGTAGGTAACATAAATGGCGCAGAATACAGACTTAAATGTATCGCCTTATTATGATGATTATGATGAAACAAAGGATTATCACAGAATCCTGTTTCGTCCATCTAATGCGATACAAGCTAGAGAGCTAACTCAATTACAGAGTATATTACAGAACCAAGTAGAAAAGTTCGGTAATCATATATTTGAAGAAGGTTCTTTGGTCATGGGTGGTACTACCACCGTAAACACTTTGTATTACGCCGTCAAGGTTAATACAACTAATCCGAACGCGAGTGGTACTCAAACAACTGAGACTTATCGAACAGCTGCCATTGGTAAGTATTATCAGGGTAAAGATACTGGAGTAGTAGCTAAAGTTATTAACTCCACTGCCGCAACAACAGATGCTGATCCATTAACTCTTTTTGTTACTTATGTTAAAACAGGTAATCCTTCAGGCACAACTTATTATGATGTGTTTAATGACAACGAAGACATAGAAGAATGTACTGTCAATGCTGCAGGTGAATATTCTACTTCTGGAAATTCAAACAATGAATTCAGAACAATCAATCCGGCCGTGGTGGAAGGTCATTCATCAGCTACTTCAACTGGTTCGGCTGTAACAATTCGTGGTGGTATTTTATACACACGAGGTTTCTTTGTAAGATGTGATGAACAAACAATATTACTAGACAAGTATTCAAATACACCTACATACAGAATAGGATTACAGATTACTGAAAGTCTTTTCTCATCAACAGATGATACATCTCTATTAGATAACGCTACAGGCGCTTCAAACGAAAATGCTCCTGGAGCCAATCGTTTAAAAATACAATTAACCTTAGTTAAGAAAGCTATAGGTGGAACTCAAGACATTGATAATTTTATTGAATTATCCAGAGTAGAAGCTGGTATAGTAACAAAACAAGTAAAAGTTACAGCATATGCTTCTTTAGAAAGAACATTAGCTAGAAGAACTTATGATGAGAGTGGTGATTATGTAATCAAACCATTCCATTTAGAATTAAGAGAACATTTAAATAATAAAATTAATGGTGGTGTTTATCTATCAACGAATACAGTAACACCCGGCGACAACGACCTAATGGTCGGTATATTCTCTCCAGGTAAAGCGTATGTAAAGGGATTTGAAATTGATAAACCTTCTCAATCATTAATTGAAATTTCTAAATCTAGATCGTCTGAAGATGCTGGAGCTTTAGCTGTACCTTTTGAAATAGGTAATTACTTTAATGTAACCAACATTCATGGTCAACCCGAGTGGGGAAATCAATCAGCCAGTATTGCACCATATGGTTTCATAGACTTATACGACACAGCTAATACAACAGCTGGTGCCGCCAATGGAACTAAGATCGGTGTAGCAAGATGTAGATTCTTTAATTATACATCAGGTGATCATGCATCAAATATTCATAGTGGACTAACTACTAATTTCTTCAAACTTCATTTATTTGATATTAGAATGTANACGAAACTTACAGTAGCGGCTACAGCTTACAGAATGACTGCAGGACAAAGAGTTAAAGGTTCAGTCTCAGGTGCTAAAGGTATACTAGCAGCAGACTCAGCCTCAGGAGCCACAACACTTTATATACTAGATGTAGAAGGAACCTTCTCAACGTCAGATACAATTAGATTAGAACAAGCCACATCAGCTGGTAAAGCTGTTTCAGCTGTTAAGAGTTATTCAACAGATGATGTTAGACAAACATATCAAGCTACAAGAACAACAGGAGCTGACTTTACAGCAGATACAGTATTAACAGATAATCAATTTCCTATATCAGGAACTATTAAAGCGAACGGCACAGCATTAACAGGTGTTAATACTAAATTTACTCAAGAATTAAAAGTAGGAGATACGGTCGTAGCTCCATCAGGTGAAGCTGAAAAAGTAACAGCAGTCACTAGTGATACTGTTGCAGTTATCGTATCTATTGGTACAGCATCTGAAGGTAAGTTTATTAGACAAAGAGCTAGATTACTATCTCCAGAACAAACAGTAGCAATTTCACCTACTCCAAAAAATTTCGTCAAGTCTGTCACACCAAATCAAGTGACACTTAGACAACAAACACTATTAACATTTGCAGGTGATACTGCAGGTTTAGGTGCTGTAGGTGGTAGTAACAGTTTAATAGCAGAAGATAATAATGATTATCTTATTTCAGTTCATGAGAACGGATCAACAGATAATAGTACAGACGGACAAACAATCAATATAGCTCAATCAGCTACTACATTAGCTGTTACAACNACATCAAACGGAACATTTACAGTTACANNTGNNCAAGCCGCGGCACTAGATGCTGANGATNTTATNAAAGCNACATACGGAATTCAAAAAGATGTCTCATCAGCAGCTGCTNCTAAAACATTAAATAGATCAAGAGGTGTGATGGTTAGTACAGTAGCTAACGCTACAGCAACTTCAAGTGCCTCAAATGATGTATACGGAACAAACATCAATGACGAAATAATAACATTAGGCGTACCTGATGTTTATGCAGTAAGAGCTGTATACGAATCAACAGGTTTAAATACTTTAGGCACACCATCAGATAATGCTCTTCCTCCTAGATTAACAGTCGCTAGTGGATTCGCTGGAAACCCAGGTGATAAAATATCAGGAGATGTTTCAGGTGCTATAGGAAAAATTATTCAAGTTTCAGGTACAACAGTTTATTTCTACTATGTAACAGAGGTTGAGTTTACAACAAGTGATACGGTAACTAATAGTACCTCTTCAGACGATACTTCTAACAGTCGAGCAGTAAGCGCCGTCACAGTAGATTCTAAAGACATAACTAACAGCTTCTATGTAGATGACGGACAAAGAGACGGATACTATGGACTGGCCTCAATTAAAAGAGCTCCTGGAGCTCCAGTACCAACAGGAAGATTATTAATCATATTTGATTACTTTACATCTGGATCAGGAAACTTCTTTAATGTAAATTCATATAGTACTGTTGAGTGGGAAAATATCCCAAATTATATTCCGAATATTACTGATCCTGGTGGATTGGAACCTGACGGTATTATAGAATTAGCAGACGCTATTGACTATAGATCATATTGTGGTAGACTACATGATCCTTCAGCTGTACTACAACCAGCTGGAACAGTCACGAATGTTTCAGATATAGCCCTTCAACCATTATTACACGGTAATGAATTATTTTACACTAGTGGATTGGCTAATGGGGTTAGTGTATCAGGTGTCGCGGCTCCTGTAGTTTTTGATTTACCTAAGAGTGGTCAATCATTGACAACAACAGCTATGACACACTATCTACCAAGAATAGATAAATTGGTATTAAGTTCAGAAGGAGAATTCTTATTATCAGAAGGTCAACCGGCTGATCACCCAGTAGCTCCTACAACTCCGGCGAATTCAATATTGTTACATACACTTTATATACCAGCCTACACAGCTGACTTAACTAGAGTAAGTACACAATCTCAAGATCACAAACGATTCACAATGAGAGACATTGGTAGAATCCAAGGTAGAGTTAAAAACTTAGAAAGAGTTACATCTCTAAATGCTTTAGAACAAGAAACAAATTTACATCAAATACAAGATGCTGATGGCCTAGATAGATTTAAGTCAGGATTTGTAACTGATAACTTTAGAGGCCATAGAACAGGAGATACTAATCACCCAGATTATAAAGTCGCTGTTGATAGAACAACAGGCACATTAAGACCACAACATAATTCGAAGTTCGTTGATATTTCATTAACGACAGGTAGTTCATCAGGATATACTAAAACAGGTGATTTAATTACATTACCATTTACAGAAGAAACTTTTGTTAATATAGACAAGGCTTCAACAACAGAATTTGTTAATCCATATGATGTTGTATTATTTAATGGTACAGTCTCACTCAACCCCACAAGAGATATGTGGTTTGATACAGAAAGATTACCGGCTGTTAGAAGAACAGTAGAAGGTGATTATGATGCCATATTATCTGGTGTAGGAAATGCGTTAGGTACTGTTTGGAATAATTGGCAAGACGATTGGATAGGTACTCCAGTAACAACTATTGAAGAACCACCTCAAGTTATTGCACATGAGACACCAACCACACCTACTCCTAGAGTAATAAGAAAAACTGTTACTCCAAGAACAAGAAAGAAAACATTCCCGGGTCGAAGTAATCGCGGTGGTGGCGGTGGTGGCCGACAATGGAATACTATAAGGTTTGAATTAAGGTAAAAGAACATGACACATCAAACAACACACTCTAATATTGTAAACTTTACAACAGAAAAGAGACAAACAAGAACGGGAGTAACAACTTCAGTAGTTGAAGAATTTGTTGAATCAAGAGCTGATCGACAGGTGTCTACTAATATCGCTCAATCTATGAGATCGCGGGATATAACGGTAACGGGTGAGAACTTCAAACCGAATACAAGATATTATGCTTTCTTTGACGGCATTGATGTTAATAATCACATGACTCCAACTTCAGCTACATATGGTATCGGGGCAGGCACATCTAAAGGAACAGGACTTAGATCAGATAATCTAGGTGCAATATCAGCTACATTTTCAATTCCTAGTTCAGATGAATTAAACTTTTCAACAGGTTCTAAATCATTAAAGATTACAGATAGTAATACTAATACACCAAATTCTGGTTCACAAGGAGAAGCTATATATTCTGCTACAGGTGAAATCAGAATGGTACAAGAAGAAATACTTTCTACAAGAAATGGTAGAGTGATATCAGATGATGTTGAAGACTCTAAAACTGAGATTGTCAATGGTCAAAGAGTAGTAGCTGGTACACCCATTGCTCACAGCGTTTCGAGAGCACGGGTACCAGTAAGGTGGGTTGATCCATTAGCCCAATCATTCTTAGTAGATACAGAAGGTGGATTATTTTGTAGTTCAGTGGAAGTTTATTTCGGTGCTAAAGATACAGCTTTACCAGTATCAGTACAGATCAGACACATGGAAAACGGATTTCCGACTCAGAGAATATTACCTTTCGGAGAAAAAACATTATCTCCGGCTTCAGTTAATACATCAGCTGATGCATCAGTAGCTACAAAGTTTAGTTTTGATTCACCAGTATATTTAGAATCAGGTAGAGAATACTGTGCTGTTGTAATGACTAACTCTAATGTTTATACTTGTTGGGTTTCAGAAATGGGACAAAAAGATATTAAAACAAACGATTTCATAGATCAACAACCATATGCTGGGGTATTATTCAAGTCTCAGAACAACTCAACATGGACAGCTGATCAATTAAAAGATTTAAAAATAAAACTTAATAGATGTAAGTTTACAACAGGAACTACGGGTTCAGTTGTTTTCGAAAATACTGGAATAGACGTTGATACACTATCTCATAATCCAATTGAATCAGTCTCAGGTACTAAAACATTCAGAGTATATCATTATTCACATGGAAATTACGATAATAAATTATCAAATATTACTATCTCTGGAGTTACAGGTGATAGAATAAACGGCCTATTCTCATTCTCAGACGATACAATTACACGAACAGGTAGTGGTACAATGACAGCAGACGCTCAATCAATAACCGCTTCAGGCGAAAGTGGTAGTGGTACAGGTTGTGTAGCTACAATAACGACAACGACAACAGCATCAACAAGTATCGTAATTACTAATCCTGGTCAAGGATATGCTGTAGGTGAAACAGTTAATTTTGTAAAAGATGGTGATACAATGACATTTACAGTAGCAGCAGTAGCTGACTCAGTAGGTGGAATACCAATTAGTTATATTAATACAACTCATGTCGCGGGAACAAGTGCTTCAGCTGCTACATCAGGAGCTCAGATAGTTTCTGATTTAGATTCATATTTAATAACTATACCAGATGCTACATGGGCAGCTAGAGTAGAAGGTACAGCGACTACTCCGAACTACGCAGCTGCTACAGAAAGTAGTGTCTCAGGTGGTGGATCAGTTACCGCATCTTCAAATGCTTATTATGATGTTATACATACCGCGATTCCAAGTTTCGAATTACCCAACACTAGTATACTAACTACATTCATGGGTACAGGAACAACACAACCCACAGCAGCATATTCAGCATCGTATACTAAAGATACAAGTTCAACAACGATTACTTTAAACGATAATAACAGATTAGCTTCACCAAAAATAGTAGCTTCTGATATTAATCAGACAAACGAAATGGGTGGTAAAAAGAGTTTATCACTTACTTGTCAACTCTCATCAACAAGAGATAATGTTTCACCAGTTCTAGATATAGATTCAATAGGTATCATAGGTATACAAAATAGAATTAATAATGTTGATTCATCTTCCGATGTTGTAGCGAGTGATTATATAAGTTCAACAGAAGCTAGAGGTGATAGTAATGCCGCAGTATACATGACTAAGAAAGTTCAATTAAAAGAAGTAGCGAATAGTATTCATGTATTATTTGATGGTCTAAAAAGACCTGATCCTTCTGGAACCGATCCGTCAATAGATGTATATTATAAAGTAATGGGTAACGATTCAAATACACAATTTAATGACTTAGGGTGGAATTTAGCTACGATAAAAGAAACAGTTCAACCAGACGCATCTGATTTTAAAGAACACACTTATGAGATTGAAAGTTTAGAAGACTATACGACATTTTCGATTAAAATGGTATTACAATCAGTCAATAGTTCTAATGTTCCTCTAATAGAAAACTTTAGAGCGATAGCGTTGAGTACATAATGAGTAGAATAGAAGGACAACCAAGTTTAGTTAGAGATGATGGTAACATGGCTGTTATTAATACAGATAGTTCATCTTTAAGACGATCTAAAAGATTAAAAGAACGATATAAGAGTCAAGATAGTGAAATAAATATACTTAGACAAGAAGTAAATGACATGAAAGAAATACTTCTACAAATTAATGAGAAAATGACATGCCAAGAACAGTAGATACAAGTTCAACTCTAGAAAACTTTCGAGTAGAACACAACAACCTAGCAACCGATATTGGAGCTATAGGTAATTTAACAACTGGTGATACATCAAGTGTTGTCAATGCTATAAATTACATAATGGATCAATACTTTTTCTTTCAAGATTTCGATTTTGATGGATCAGACGGTGCAACATCCAATACGGTTTTTTCAGGTAGTGATAACACTGGTAATACTCTCCAATATTCATCAGGTAAAGTTTTAGTATACAAGAATGGACTATTACTTAGAAACGGAACAGATTATACAGCTTCTAATGGTACATCAATTACATTAGCATCAAGTGCTGGTAATTCAGATGTAGTTAGAGTATCTTCATATACAGGTTCATATCAAAATGTAAATAGTGAATCATCAGCCGCGTTTGACGCTTGGCAATCAGCCGGTGGAGTTATCTATAACAAGAACACAGGTGGAATAGTATTTAATGCTGATGCATCTATTACAACAACACCAACAGTTGATAGTTCATTTCAATTTGATGGACCTTCATATCACAATGATCATGTTCATGTAAATGCTGTAAGTAGTTCACCTAAAGAATTAAGATTTAGAGATGCTGATAATTCAAACTATGCTGGTATTAAAGCTCCAGCAACCATAGCTGCTAATTACACATTAACATTACCTACAGATGATGGTAATAGTGGTGAATTATTATCAACAAACGGAAGTGGTGTGTTATCATGGGCTGCAGCAGGAACAGCTCCTGATATAACTATAACGGCAAACAATTCAACAGACGAAACAGTATATCCTGTCTTTGTTGATGGTGCTACAGGTACACAGGGTTTAGAATCAGACACAGGTTTATCTTATAATCCGTCATCAGGAATGTTGACATCAACAGGTTTCACAGGAGCATTAACAGGTAATGTCACAGGAAACACTTCAGGTACAGCAGCTACAGTAACAGGTGGAACACAAGCATCTATTACAAGTGCGGCTAATCTAGCAACAGTTGGAACAATAACAACAGGAGTATGGCAAGGCACAGCGATTACAGCTACATATATAATGGACGATATAATTACGCATAACAAGATCGCTGATGATGCTATTCGCTCAGAACATTATTCGGATGGATCAATCGACACAGCTCATATAGCTGATTCACAAATAACACAAGCCAAGATGGCCGCAAATGCTGTAGATGCAGCAGTTATTGTTGACAATTCAGTAGGGGCTGCAGAATTAAATGTATCTGGTAATGGTTCAGCGACTCAAGCATTATTATCTGATGGAGATGGTACTTTCAGTTGGGGATCTAGTGGTCATACAACAGAAGAACTTCAAGATATAATCGGTGCTATGTTCTCAGGTAATACTGAAACAAGAATTAGTGCTACTTATCAAGATGGCGACGGAACAATAGATTTAGTTGTTGATGATATGACAGCTAATACAACTTATAGTGTTGGAGATGGTGGGTTAACACAAAATAACTTTACAAATGCAGATCATTCTAAATTAGATGGTATAGCAGCTAATGCAACAGCAAATGTTGGTGATATCACAGGAGTAACAGCAGGAACAGGAATGTCAGGTGGTGGAACATCTGGAACAGTTACACTTAATTGTTCTATAACTAATAATAATCAATTATCGAATGGTGCTGGTTATACAACAAATACAGGTACAACTACAGCATCTAATTCACAAACATTTACAAATAAAACTTGGAACGGTGCATCAATAGCTCAAGGATATTTAACAGGTCAAAGTGGAACAAACACTGGTGACCAAACATCCGTTTCAGGAAGTTCAGGTTCATGTACAGGTCTTTCAGCAACTGCAACAGCACTTGCTACAGCAAGAACGATAGGTGGAACATCCTTTGATGGTACTGCTAATATAGCCGTAGCTTTATCGGCAACAGCAACAGCATTAGCAACGGCAAGAACAATAGGTGGTGTATCATTTGATGGTACAGCTAACATTAACTTACCAGGAGTTAACTCAGCAGGTAGTCAAAACACAACAGGTACTGCAGCTGGAATATCAGGAAGTCCAACAGTTGATCTCAATAACTTAACCTGTGATCAGATTGGTGTAAATGTTGCGGCAAATGGAACTGATGGAAGAATTGATGCTGGAAATGATATTGTAGCGTTTAGTTCATCAGATATGACATTAAAAGAAAATATAATCGCAATACCAAACGCGTTAGATAAAGTATTATCTTTAGGTGGATATACTTTTGATTGGAAGAAAGAAAGAGAAGAAGAACATGGATATACAGGTTCAGATATTGGAGTATTAGCACAAGAAGTAGAACAGGTACTTCCATCAGCAGTTAGAGATAATTGTTATGGTAATAAATCAGTAAGGTATGAAAAACTTATTCCATTACTGGTTCAATCAATTAAGGAGCTAAAATCAGAATTAGATGACTTAAAATCTTCTAATTCATAAATAGTAATAAGAGCGATGGCAGCAGTATCAAATTTTTATATTGACCAGGGAGCAGATTTCTCTACGATAATTAGTTTAACTGATTCTAATGGTGATGTTCTGAATTTAACAGGATATACAGCGTTGGCTCAGATTAGGAAAACCTATGGATCTACGACAATTGCAGGTACATTTACAACTTCATTGGCGGCAGATACAGGTCAATTAACAATGAGTTTAACAGATGTTGTTACAACGGCGATAGCTAGTGGGAGATATGTCTATGATGTATTATTGACTGATGGTTCAGGAGATAAGACAAGAGTTTTAGAAGGTCAGGCGATTTTGACACCCGGCGTAAGTAGAAGTTAAATATGGCGAATATAAATGTAAAAGTAAATCCAGTAACAACAACAAGTGTTTCTATTGGAACTACTGGTAATAAAGTTAAACAAGTGGCCATTGGCCAGGTTGCGGCCGAGAATATTGATTTGAATGATTTAAGAAATGTAGATACAACAACAGTTACCGCATCAGATGGAGATTGTATTGTATTTGATTCAGTTACTCAAAAGTTTGAAGCTTCATCTGGTATAGATGGTGGATTTTACGGATAAAAAATAAATGTCAACAATAATTCAAATTAAAAGAAATTCCGGAACCACGGTACCAAGTACTAGTGATTTAGTTATCGGAGAAATGGCTTACGCTTATGATGCATCTAATGACGGAGCATCAGGTAAGTTATACATAGAAGCAACAAACAGTGCGGCCGCTGCCGATATTCATATTATTGGTGGTAAATACTACACAGATTTATTAGATCATTCACTTGGAACTACAACAGCATCAAGTGCACTATTAGTTGATTCTAGTTCAAAATTAGATGTTATTAACATTGATAATGTAACTATTAATGGTAATGATGTATCTACAACTAACTCAAACGGAAACTTAACACTTACACCTAACGGCACAGGGATTGTAAGTATAAACAAAAACGACGGATTCAAATTACCTGCGGGAACAACAGCTCAAAGAAGTGGTTCGCCAGTAGCAGGACAAATAAGATACAACTCAACACTTTCAACTTTTGAAGGTTATGGCTCAGCTTGGGGGTCACTAGGTGGAGTTATTGATGTTGATCAAGACACAAAGATTACAGCAGAAGCTTCTGCTGGATCAGACGAAGATTATATAAATTTCTATACAGGTGTTAGTGGTTCAGCTGTCAGTCAAATGATATTGGACGATGGAGTTCTTTATCCGACAACAGATAATGATATAGATTTAGGAACATCTTCATTAGAATTTAAAGATTTATTCTTAGATGGTACAGCTCACATAGACACTTTAGATGTAGATGTAAATGCTACAGTAGCTGGAACACTTGATGTAACAGGTGCAACTACATTATCAGCAGTAACAGTAGATGACGTTGCTGTAAATGGTAAAGTCATTACAATGACAGGTTCTAGTGGTGATACAGCTACATTAACAGTAGGTACTAACGGAACATTAGAAATAACAACAGTTGATACAGCCGCGGCAGCTGCTAACATGACACTTACTGCAGACGGAACTTTTGAAGCAGTTGGTTCTACAATAACATTAGATTCAGGTGGGGCAATTAATCTTGAACCAGCAGCTGGATCAGCAATCTTATTAGACGGAACAATTAGTGTAGACGCGGGTGTAGTAACAGGTGCTACAAGTATTACATCAACAGCATTCGTAGGAACACTAAGTACAGCAGCACAACCAAATATTACAAGTTTAGGTACATTAACAGCATTGACAGTTGATAGTGTAGCCGTAGACGGTAAAGTCATCACAATGACTGGTTCTACAGATGATACAGCAGTATTTACAGCGGGAACTGGTGGAACATTAAGTATCGTTACAACAGATGCCAGTGGAGCCGCGGCCAATATTCAAATCACAGCTGATGGTACAGTAGATATTGATTCAGCAGGAGCCTTAACTTTAGACTCTGGAGCAGCGATCAATCTTGAGCCTGCAGCAGGATCAGTAATCTTATTAGATGGTACGATTAGTGTAGATGCTGGAGTAGTCACA